GGGATCCGGGTTAAAATCTCTCGTGATCGGGACAAATCTACAATCAGGTTTTGAATGACTTTATTTGGTCTTTACCGTATTTTAGAATTTAAAGGAAAACTTTCTTTAGATACTATTACAGATAAAGGTCCGAGTTTAAGAAAATTCTTACCTGGTTGAGAGAAGTTCCTTTCCGAGGTGTTTATACCTAGCCTCCGCGAGAAAATTGGTGAATTCCCTGAGATAGAGAAACCTCGTTTCTTCCCAATCTTGAAGACAGGGCCCAATAGCGGACCAGTTTTAGTTAACTCGTCTGCTCCGGCCATGATCATTTCTGCTAGATTATGACTTAAATGTAAACATTTAGTTCGTTATCTTACAGAATACACCACACAGATTGGGATCCCTGCCTTTGTTAGCAGGTTAAGACTTGTCGCGATGGCCCAGCAGAAGGGTGATTTCAAAGGCTTAGGTGGTGAAGACTTAAAGTCTCCTACCTATTATGCCCAAGAAACTCCTTATCCAATGGGTGATGCCTTCCTCGGTAAGCTCGGTTTCAAAGCCGAACCTGCCGGAAAGGTAAGAGTTTTCGCTATGGTAGATGCTTGAACACAATGGTTGATGTATCCATTACATAAATTCCTCTTTTTAATTTTAAGAGGTTTAGATGTTGATGGAACTTTCGACCAAATGGCTCCTATTAAGCGCCTTCAAGAAAGATTTTCCCGAGACCCTCGAGGTCGGATGTATGCATCAATTGATCTTTCATCTGCTACTGATCGTCTTCCCTTAGATCTTCAGATTTCTCTTATAAAAGAGTTATTTAAAGATAAGGTTCCTGACTCTGATGCCTTCGCGAAAGCTTGGGCTTCATTGTTGGTTAAAAGATTTTATCAAGTAAAGATGAATCCTCACCTGTTGCAACAAACATTTGTACCTAAAAAGTACAATGTTCATCCGGACTTCGGGGCCTTTGGAGTAACCTATTCTGTTGGTCAGCCAATGGGGGCCTTGTCTTCTTGAGCTATGCTAGCATTAACTCATCACGCCATAGTCCAATATGCCTCTTTCAAGGCATATAAAGGGAAACGAGGTTGGTTTGA